CACATTTGAGGTCACCATGTCAGCCCAAGCCATCGAGCGCCTCCAAAACCTCATCCGCGTCGTCAGCCATATCCCAGACGATAAATTTGACATCAAATGCTGGTTCAACCCCGGCACAGGCTGTGGCTGCGCAATAGGTCATTCCCTCAAGGATGAATATTTCATCTCGCAAAAATTCAAGCCTAACGTCTCCGATGCGCATGGAATTGCCAACTTTTTCGACATCGATATAAAACAAGCTCTAGCGCTGTTCTATCCCAATGTTGATCGACGGCAATCCCGCCAGGACATCGTTGCCATGCTCCGCGTCATCGTGATGGAGAAAATAGCGCAGGATATCGGACATGATGTGGTTGAGACATATCTGCGCATATCTCGCGAAGCTCCGATTGATTCATCCATCAATGCTGATGAATTAGAGTCAGTCTAAATTCAAGGAATTCCAACATGCCGTCAGGCGGCGCACGCCCTGGCGGCGGTAGGCCGAGGGGATCTGCAACCAAGAAAAGCAAGGAGTACCGGGAGAAAGCTGCCCTGACTGGTGTAACCCCGCTCGAGGTTATGATCGAGGCCATGCGGTTTTATCAAGCCCAAGGCAATCGTGACAGGGCCTCCGCAATCGCAAAAGATGCTGCGCCTTACATGCATCCGCGCTTGAATTCCACTGATATCGGTAATAAGGTTGGGGAGGCATTTAAGCAGGAGCAGACTGTCATAATCCTGCCGCACAATGGGCGTGATTGATGGTCGAGGAAATAACCCCAGAGATGATTGAATTTGGGGCCGCGGCTGTTTCGCGATGCCTTGGGGCGAGCGAATTATATCCTCCCATGACCGAGGAGGAGTTCGCTATGCAAGTCTATCTGGCAATGCGTGCCGCAAGGGAAATGATTAATGGTTTGTGAAGTAATGCTGGGCTTGATGACTTTACTCATGGTGAGCTTTGCGATTGCCTTGGGGCTTCGCAATTAATGGCCATCATTGGAATTATCACCGGGGTGATTGCGCTATTCCTTGGCATCTTCGCGATGTTTATGGCTTCCGAGGCAACTCGGATAGCCGATCGCGTAAAATCGATTAATGCGAAATACGGTGTTACAAAAAGTGATGATGACCATAATTACTAATGTCTGAAATCCGAGCCCAAGATGGTCCGCAAATCTCATTCCTATGTTGTTCCGCGGACATTGCTATATATGGCGGCGCTGCTGGCGGCGGGAAGTCTTATGGCCTTCTTCTCGAGCCTTTACGTCATATATCTAATCCTCAGTTTGGCGGTGTTATTTTTCGGCGCACCCTGGCCGACGTAAAGAAGGAGGGCTCGCTCTGGGATACCTCGCTGCTGCTTTATGGCCTATGCAATGCTCGGCCTCGCCAAGATAATCTCAGCTGGAAATTTCCTGGCGGGGCCAAGATAACATTTGCGGGATTGGATCATGAAACCTCTGTCCTTGATTGGCAAGGCTCACAACTGGCCTTTTGCGGATTCGACGAGCTTACCCACTTTTCCCGATCACAATTTTTTTACATGTTATCTCGAAATCGATCCACATGCGGTATCAGGCCTTACGTGCGTTGTACAACAAACCCCGACGCCGACAGTTGGGTTGCAGAACTCATCGCTTGGTGGATCGACCAGCATACCGGCTCCGCTATTCCTGAGCGATCCGGAATCATACGATGGTTTGCTAGAGTAAATGACGAGCTTCGCTGGGGTGACAGCTGCGAGCAACTTATCAACATATATCCTGAATGTGAGCCGAAGTCGCTCACCTTCATCCCAGCGAGGCTAGAAGACAATAGAATTCTCATGGCAGCCGATCCGGGCTACCGTGCCAACCTTATGGCATTGCCCCATGTCGAGCGAGAACGTCTTCTTGGCGGTAACTGGAAGGTCCGGCCTAGCGCAGGGCTCTATTTTCAGCGCCGATGGTGCAAGATTGTTGATATGGTCCCGGCTGGTACGCGGCATGTGCGTGGTTGGGATCTCGCAGGCACGATAAAGACAGAAGGCAATGATCCAGACTGGACCGCTGGGACGAAATTGGGACGCTCCCCGGATGGACGATTTATCGTCGTGCATCATATCAGATTCCGAGGATCGCCAATGGAGGTTGAGCGTTCCCTTATCAATGTTGCTTCGAATGACGGACGCGGAACGCGCATTGCTATCCCAGAGGATCCCGGTCAGGCTGGCAAATCTCAAGCCCATCAGTTGGTACGATTGCTCGCCGGCTACGAAGTCAGAACGAGGCGGGTGACCGGTGACAAGGCAACGCGATTTGGAGCATTCTCAGCCCAAGCCGAAGCTGGCAACATTGATATCCTACGCGGTGACTGGAACGACAGCTGGTTTACTGCACTTGAGGCCTTTCCGGAGTCTACCCACGACGACGATGTCGACTCCACCAGTGAGGCTTTTAACCTACTCACGAGTCAACGTCAGATGACTTGGCATGTTCCGGTGCTGGCGAGTCGGCCGCGTGATCTGCCGGGGTGACCTCGTGAATTGCCTGGATAGTGATCACATCATTGACATGGTGATCGCAGCCTGGGCATTGGATTTGTTTTGTTAACGTTAGGGCTGGTCGGCGCCCGTTAAAAACGATTTGCACAGTTCTCCATTCGTTCGTAATTTCGTCGTGGATCTGCAGCCACTCATTGCTCATTTGTCATCGACCTCTGGAGTTGCCATAAAAGGATATCCGGGGATCTTGTCATATTTGTCTTTTTTTTCTACCAATGTAGCTAAAGATAGACCAAGCGTAGCTAACATAGCCTTTACCTCATTGATGGATTTTCTTCCAAAATTGGGAAGCCGGTAAAGTTCATCTTCGGTATGGTTTACAAGGTCGTTGATAGTGATGATTCCCTCATTCCTGAAGCAATTCATAACGCGTATTGATAATTGAAATTCTTTAAATGGATAAGAGAGATCGGCAATAGCACTGCTGGAGCTAATTTCTATTTCCTCGCCTGTCCAGTTTTTGATCTTAATGCGCCAATCATTGGCTGTTTGGCCGCAGGTTGATGGTTTAGACTGAAACATATCGATATAATTATAGTGTGTTGTCGTGGTGTTTCTGAACGGATGCAATTCCAGCACGTTGTGTGGGTGATCATCTGGAAGGGCACGGTCGGCATTAAGGCTATTATATTCCCGCAGCCACTGCCGTGCCAATGACATCATTAGATCTTTATCAGCTTGGTTCATGATTTGTCCTGTCCCGCAATGGAGAGTTTGTCTTGTGGGCAGATTGCCTCTGCTCGGTAATGTAACGCATTAGCTATTTCGACTGGGTCGTGCCCGCGCGCTATAAGCGCATCTGTTACAGTTTCTATTTCAACATGAATGGCTATAATGTCATTTATTATATCTGTTATTTTTGAGGTTGTCATGCCATGCACCTCCTCTCGCCGTCATTGCTCGGTTATGGGTTGACGACGGCTAACATACTTTATCGCTTTCCGGATCATCAACTTTTGTTACAGACTTATATATGGCAGGATTACGATACCGAGCCTGAGTTTCCAAAGCTGCGTGCCTTCCTGGATTATTGGGAGGCGCATTTAGCGGGGCCATTATTTTCTGTGACGATTTCTCATAATCTGCTAGTGAGGCCAGAGGATTATCAGAGGCGGCTGCATTAGGACTTTGGGGTTGGCAATTCCATAACGTAGCTAAAGAAGTTTTTTGGGGTGCGAGTGCCGGTAGCTTCAATAACCCATTTTCCCTTCTCATTTTTGCTTACGAGTTTGTAAGATGGAAGCAAGGCTCCGTCACACCATGCAAGGAGAACACGGCCAGTTGGGGCGTCTTTTGGCTTAATCCATTCGTTTGGCATGCATTCAGTTATAGGATAATTCATGGCGCCGTTCAAGCCTCTCTAATGATGGCTTCTACGGTGTGGTACAGAATCTCTAATTTGGATCCTGACATTTCGAGATAGGTGACCAGCCGCATCTTACCGCCCCCCTGATAAACGACGAATCCCAGGCTATTAAGTGTTATTGTGATTTCGTTCCTATCAGCCAACATGGCTGCTTCGCAAAGGCGGTCGCATATTTCATTGTTTTCCATTGGCTGCTCCGGGGTTAGATGATGGCGCCGCGCAAGCGTGCTGGCCGGGCAACCAGCTAAAGGCATATTCCGCCCTATCTCAACCGCCTAGGCCTCGTGAGAATATCAGAAGTTTACTGCAGAAACTTCTTTAATGCCACCGCCGGCCCATTCCATAGGATAAATCATGGCGCCGCGCAAGCCTTTGCCGAAAAAAGACCCGATGATGGCTGGGGGCTCATGGGGAGAGCCACCTAGCTTCAGCAGCAACATGCTGCTGGCGGATTTAGGCTCGACAGGCCTTCGTGCATTTGGCGGTTATATCCGGGAAGAGTTTGTCCCGAATTTAGCTGGGCGTCAAGGCACCACGATCTATCGTGAGATGCTTGACAACTCCCCGATTATCGGGGCAGTTATGTTTGCCATCCTTGGCACCATGCGCAAGGTGGAGTGGAGGGTAGAGGCAGTTGATGACTCGAGCGCAGCGCAGAAGGCCGCAGAGTTCGCTGACAGTTTACGATTCGACATGTCTCATACCTGGGAGAACCTCATTACCGAAGTTCTTTCTATGTTGGGATACGGTTACAGTTTCCACGAGATCATATATAAACGCCGGCTGGGTGTGCAGCCACACCGACGAAACGGGCCGTATCCTGGATTGGACAGACCGAGTTCCAAGCACAATGACGGTCTTCTCGGGTGGGCTAGATTACCAATTAGATCCCAAGACACTATCCTTAAATGGTTCTTTGATGAGAACGGAGAAATATTAGGATTAACTCAGCAACCGTGGATAGGGCAGCTAGTTGATATCCCGATCGAGAAGGCGGTGTTATTTCGGCCACACCACCATAAGAATAATCCTGAAGGCAGGTCGGTGTTACGCAATGCGTATCGGCCATATTTCTTCATCAAGCGGCTAGAGGAAGGCGAGGCAATCCATCTTGAAAGGATGGCCGGAAATGTTGTAGTTAGGGTTCCGGCGTCGTTGATGGACGAGGCTAAGGC